CGCGATGACAGCAAGCGGCGTTGTGTTCGATCCCGACCAGACTGCGGAGGCGCGCAGGCGCGCTGCGCTTGATATGGGCGTCGAGATGGCGCTTGCACTGACGCCTGCCGCTCTGGCTGCACGCGGATACCTGACGCCCATCCAAGGCGTTATGGAGGGGCTGCTTGGCGGCTCGCCCGCGCAGCAGCAGATCGCAGAGGACGCTGGCAAGATTGCAGCAGACGCGTCCGGCTTGGCGCGCTCAGCGATCCAGCTTGACACCGACATGCTCAGCGAGATTTTTCAGCCAGCCGGTGAGGCGCGCTCTGCTGGCGCTGCGTCAAGAGATGCGCCGTCTGTTATGAAAGCGTATCATGGGACGCCACATGAATTTGATCGTTTTGATATTACAAAAATTGGCACTGGCGAAGGGGCGCAAGCTTATGGACATGGCTTATATTTTGCAGAAAACGAAAGAATTGCGAAGCACTACAAAGACAAGCTAACCGGCATGAGATCAGGTGCGGTCAATAGAATACTAGACCGACACAATGGCGACATTGATGCTGCGATTGAATACACTAAAGGTGAAGTGGCAAGATTAGAGGCTTTGCCAGATAGCGCTGGAAGCAAAAAGCAAGCGTTTATAGGTATAAACAAAGACGCTTTAGATGACTTGCAGCACATTGCTTCTGGCGGCGAGTTGCGCTCCGGTCAAATGTACGAAGTTGATATTAGTGCGTCGCCAGATGATTTTGTAAATTACGATGCGCGTTTGGACGAACAAAGTGATTTAGTTAAAAGCGTCCTTGGAACCGGCGAAGAAGTGGCTGGGGCAAGACTTAAGCGCGCATATGACAATGAGCTGTTTGGTGGTGATATGATTGGGCAAGATCGAGCCACACCCACTGAGGTTTCGCAAGGCTTGTTGGATAAAGGCATCAAGGGCATCCGCTATCTTGATGCCAGCTCACGCGGGATGGGCTACAAAATTAATTTGTCGCGCAAGGGCCAGCCTTATGAAACAGAGCCGATTGAGGTAGGCAGCCGTAGAGAGGCAGAAGCGTTGGCCAAAGATTATCAAGAAAAAGGATTTGATACAAACATTGAAGCAATCGGAAATAGAAACATGGTTGTTTTTGACGATAGGCTTGTTGAAATCGTGCGCAAGTATGGGATTGCTGGCGCTGCAGCGCTTCTTGGGGTATCATCAGCGGATATTGAAGGCGCTTTAGCTCAAGGGATGCCAGATCAGCGAGAAAAAGGATTGTTAGACTAATGCCCATAACAACATACGCAGAGCTGCAATCCAGCATCGCAGACTTCCTTGACCGCGATGACCTGACGAGCGTCATCCCGACGTTTATTTCGCTGGCCGAGGCAGACATGAACCGCCAGATACGCCACTGGCGTCAAGAGAAACGCGCCACGGCAAACATCGACACGCAGTACAGCGCCGTGCCTGCCGACTTCTACGAGGTCATACGGATGTATATTACCTCCGGCAACACGCAGCCGCTTGAGCTGCTGAGCCAGTTTCAGCTGCTAGAGCGCAAGCGCCGCACGGCCAACGCCACCTACGAGCCGCGCTACTACGCGATCACGGCTGGCGAGATCGAGGTGTTTCCCGTTCCTGATGGCACATATTCGACCGAGCTGTATTACTACGCCAAGATCGACGCGTTGTCCGACAGCAACACGTCAAACTGGCTGCTGGAATACTTCCCCGACGCCTACCTATACAGCTCGCTGGTGCATTCTGCGCCGTATCTGAAAGACGACGCGCGCATTGCAGTTTGGGCGTCTTTGCAGGCGAACGCGATTGGTGGTATAAATGCAGACAATGATAAAGCGAAATTTGGCGGGTCTGGTCGCCGCATGAAGATAAAGGCGTATTGAGATGAGCTTCACCAACACCTTCGAAACAACCGTCCTGACATGGGCGTTCACCACCAACAGCGCGACACGCCCGACAGAATGGCACACCGCGCTTTACACCGTTGCGCCTGACGATACTGGCGGCGGCACAGAGGTATCCGGCGGGGGCTACGCGCGCCAAGCCACGGCGTTCACCGTGTCAGGCAATACCGCGTCAAACACATCCGCTGAAGAGTGGCCCGTTGCCACGGCAGGGTATGGCACCGTTGTTGCTGTGGGTATATTTGACGCGTCATCTGGCGGCAATCTGCTGGCCTACGCCAACCTGACCGCCAATAAGACGATTGACACCGGCGACGTGTTCCGCATTCCTGCGGGCGATCTCGACATCACGCTAGACTAATGACGTATCGCAGCGGCTACGGGCGAAGCACCTACGGCAGCTACAACTACGGCTTGGACGGCGCTATTATTGGCGCCGCCTCCATTATTGCCGTCACCTCTGCCACCGCTGCTGCATCTGTACGCGTTCGCGGCGCTGCGTCGATCATCGAGACGGTTACGACCACCGCGTCTGCTGCTGATCGCGTTAGAGAGGGCAGCGCCACCATTGCCGCCGCCGCATCCGTTGCCGCGTCTGCCACGCGCGTCAGGGAGGCGTCTGCCACGATTGCGGCGTCTGCCAGCGTTACGGCTGCCGCTGAGCGCGTGCATATTGGCTCCGCTTCCATATCCGCTGCTGCATCCGTTGCCGCGTCTGCTGAGAGGGTTCGTGATGGCGCTGCCGCGATTTCTGTGCAGGCGTCCACAACGGCAAGCGCCGTTGCGGTATATCAGGACAGCGCCACCGCGACATGCGTAGCAACTGTCAGCGCCACATGCAACCGCGTGCAGAGTGACAGCGCGACCATCGTGTGCGCGGCGTCTGTGGTCGCAAATGGTCGCAAAAAGTGGGAGCCTGAGCCTGACACGCCTGAGACGTGGACGCCTGTTGCGGAAAACAGCAAAACGTGGCAAGATGCGGGCAGCACGCCAGAAAGCTGGGCGGCTGTTTCCCCCACATCGACGGATTGGACACCGGCATCAGCTTCAAGCGAAACTTGGGCCGATGCGGCATAGGAGATAGAACATGGCAGATACGACAACAACGGCATATGGCTTAACGAAGCCAGAGGTAGGCGCGTCAGAGGATACGTGGGGAACGAAGATCAACACAGATCTCGACAGCATTGACACGATCATCAACGCGATCGGCGGTAAAACCGCTGCCGGAACATTGTCGTATGCAGATAGCGCGAAGCTGGTGACCACCAGCACAGGTATCAGCGTAACAGGAAACGCTACCTTTGCAGATAATGGTAAAGCCATCTTCGGCGCAGGGTCTGACCTACAGATTTACCATGATGGGTCGAATAGTTATATTGATGACGCTGGCACTGGACAGTTATTAATTAGAGGACGAGATGCTATCGTTCTTGAAGAAATCGACAGCGGCGACAACTACATCTATATGCAGCGTAACAACAAGGTTGAGCTGTATTATTCAGGCGCAGCCAAACTCGCCACCACCAGCACAGGCGTAGACATCACGGGTACTTTGACCAGCGATGGGCTGACTGTGGATGGCGGCGGTTCATTTACACAAGCTGGCGGTGGTTTAAAAGTATTTAATAACGGAACCGCTGGTTATAACGCTAATATTTTCTTTGGTGTGTCTAACCAGACAGACGGCTGGACATTAGGTCAGGGTATCACAGCTAATGACGGTGTATTCCGTTTGTATGACAACGGCGCTGGCAATGTGAAAATGTCAGTTACTACAGGCGGCGACATCAGCTTCTACGAGGACACAGGCACCACGGCAAAGTTCTTCTGGGATGCGAGTGCTGAGAGTTTGGGCTTGGGAACTACAACAGCGCCATCTTCCAGTGATGTAAAACAAGTTATATCATCTACAACTGGTGCTTTCAGTCAGTACAGTTATAATGGTGGCGCTGGCTCTGCGATTGGCTCACCTGCCGCATCTACTTTTTCAGTATACACTACAACAGGCAGCATAGGTTCTGAGACTTACACAGAAGCCATGCGCATCGACAGCAGCGGTAAATTATCAATAACAGCATCTGACCAAGGCATACAAATTGGCCCAGACATTGCTGCATACACTATTAAACGAGACAGTAGTGGGCTGTTAAACTTCAGAGCAACGCAAGCAAACTTCAATGGATACATATTTGATACTGTTGATGGGGAACGCATGCGCATCACATCAGCAGGTAATGTTGGGATTAACAACACAAGCCCGAATACAAAGCTAGACATTATTGGTTCGTCAACTAATAACTCGGGTGTTGTTGATACTTTGAGGCTTAGAAACACTGGAACAAGTCTTAATGATGGGCCAAGACTTCAGTTTACATCGGGGACTTCTACATCTGGTGCAGCCATTGGCTCACAGGGTAAGGCACTTAATAGTGCAGACTTATTGTTTTATACTGGCGGCAACACAGAACGTATGCGCCTCGATGCCAGCGGGAATTTGTGGGTTGGCGGTTTTTCTATGCCAAATAGCGGGGTCACTGGACAAAACAATTTTATTTCATCAGGCGCAGCTACTTTTGCATCATATCAGCCAAGCACAGCTGGCAGCACACATATATATTTTAACAATCCAAATGGAACGGTTGGTCAAATATATACTGTCAATTCTAGCACCGTGTTTGCAACATCATCAGACTATCGCCTAAAAGAAAACGTAGTTGAACTAACAAATGCAACAACACGCCTGAAACAGCTAGAGCCAAAACGCTTCAACTTCATTGCTGACACTGATGATACAACCGTTGACGGCTTCCTAGCACACGAAGTCCAGACAGTCGTGCCAGAAGCAATTATAGGCGAACACAACGAAGTCGATGCAGATGGCAACCCTGTCTACCAAGGCATTGACCAAGCCAAGTTAGTGCCACTCTTGGTCGCTACAATCCAAGAACTAGAGGCACGGATCACTGCCCTAGAAAACGCATAATCAGAAAAGGAAAAAGCTATGGCTATTACCTACACTTGGACTATTCCAACATTGGAACACGAAATCGCTGACGGTGGCGTTTACATTGCTCACTGGCGCTGCACAGGCGTTGATGACGATGGCAACAGCGCATCTAGCTATGGCACTTGTGGGCTAACCTACGATGCCTCTGCTGCTGACTTCACACCGTATGACGATATCACTGAGGCTCAAGCTCAAGGCTGGGTCTGGGGTCATGTATCACAAGAGGATACCGAAGCTACCATAGCGTCAAAAATTGACGCAATAGCTAATCCAACGACTGCTGACGGTGTGCCGTGGGCAGCATAACCTGAAAGGAGATCACTATGACTGAAGACAAAAAGGTCATTACGATTGACGATGTAGAATACACTGAAGATCAACTGAGCGATGTTGCAAAGCATTGCATAAATCACATCAACTCGCTAGACCAGAAGATCGGCTCTGCGCAGTTTAACTTGGTGCAGCTTCAGATGGGCAGGCAGGGCTTCATGGCCGAGCTGAAAGCTGCCCTTGAGCCGGACGACGAATAACCGTCCAGCGCAGCGAAAACGCTAGGGGCAGCAAAGCGCTGCCCTTTTGCGCATCAAATGGTCATGTGTTACACTGCGGCAAGCGCGCAACACCAACGAGGCAACGATGGCCCTGATTAGATTAGACGTACCCGCTGGGGTTTACCGCAACGGCACCGACTTGCAGAGCATGGGCCGCTGGCGCGATGCCAGCCTGATACGTTGGATCGACGGCACGATGCAGCCGGTCAGGGGTTGGCGTACAAGATCCAACACCGCCACGAATGCCACGCCGCGCGGAATGCTAACTTGGTCAGATAACACAAATGACCGATGGATTGCCACCGGCACATATAACACGCTCTACGCCTACAATAGCGCTGGCACGCAATACGACATCACGCCGGTCGGCCTGACCGCTGGCCGCGAAGACGCCATAGCGTTTACCGGTTTCGGCGGCGGCCTGTTTGGCAGCTACGCATACGGCGTTGCGCGGCCAGACACTGTACGCATTCAGCCAGCTACCGCGTGGAACTTGCAGGCGTGGGGGCAGTATCTGCTGGCCAATAACGAAGACGACGGCAAGGTTTACGAGTGGCAGCTAAACACCGGCGCGGTCGCCGCGCAAGTCGCCAACGCGCCTGTCGATAACAAGAGCATCGTCGTCACGGCTGAGCGCTTCCTATTCTGCCTTGGCGCTGGCGGCAATCCGCGCCTTGTCCAGTGGTCTGACCGCGAAGACAACACGACGTGGACGCCTGCCGCGACAAACGAGGCTGGCGACCTTGAGCTGCAAACCGAAGGCGAGATTATGGCGGGCGTTTCCGTGCGCGGCCAGACGCTTATTCTGACGACGCGTGACGCGCATGTCGCCAACTACATTGGCCCGCCATACGTCTACGGCATTGAGCGCGTCGGGTCTTCCTGCGGGTTGGCTGCAAAGCTTGCATACGCCAACGTGGACGTCGGCTGCTTCTGGATGGGCGTGCATGCGTTCTACGCCTACACAGGCGGCGGCGTGCAGGAGATCCAGAGCGACGTGTCTGATTACGTGTTTAACGACATCAACCGCGCGCAAATCAGTAAGGCGTTTGCCATGTCAAACGGCCAGTATGGCGAGGTGTGGTGGTTCTATCCGTCCAGCGCGTCCACAGAAAACGACCGCTACGTGGCGTATAATTACGTGGAAAATACGTGGTCAATCGGTACGCTATCCCGTACGGCGGGAACAGACGCAGGCAC